CAATTGAGGATAGGCAAAAAGCAATCATTGCTTTACTTGAATTGTTTGAGTTATCAAAAGACAATAAAAAAGTTTTTGAGGGTTTAAAAGAATTTGAAAAAACAATTAAATCTTTAATTGAATTAAATAAAGATAAAGCTTTAAAAAGTGGCAAGGCAAAAATGATTAAAAGTAAATCTTTTTTAATTCTTAAAAAAGGCAAGCTTGACGAATTAAAAAAGACCAAGCCAGAATTATTTAAAAAAACTACAAGATCAATTTTTAAATATATATAATCAAATAACCCGTTGCAATTTATTGCAACGGGTATATAATTAATTAAAACGGAGGTTAAAAAAATGTTACAATATAAAGAAATTTTTTATAATGATTTTAATGAAAACTTGTTAAGTAAAGATATTAAAAAGTATTTAAAAAGTTTATTATCTAATACATATAAGCTTGGAGTTAAATCAATTTCATTAGATGCGAATAAATGCAAAACTGGGAGTAAACTAGCAAAAATAAAAAATACTGTTTGTAATGGGTGCTATGCATTAAAAGGGTGTTATGTTTTTCCAGTGGTTAAGAATGCAATGGCTAGGCGACTAGAATTTTTTAACAGTAAGAATTTTATTCCTATAATGGTTTGGTTATTACAATCACAAAAGAAAAAATACTTTCGTTGGTTTGATAGTGGTGATATTCAAAACATTTTTATGGCTTTGAATATTTTAGAGGTTTGTAAACAAACGCCAAACATAAACCACTGGATACCTACAAAAGAATTAAAAATGTGGCGACAAGCTTTAAAAATTCAACCTTTGCCAAAAAACGTTGTTTTGCGAGTATCTGCCCCCGTGGTCGATCAAAAACCCGTCAAAGGTTTTAATAATACATCGACAGTCCATGAAAAGAAAAAAGCTTTTGGTTTAGAATGCATTGCTTATAAACAAGATGGAAAGTGTTTAGATTGTAAAGCTTGTTATGATTCAAAGGTTAAAAATGTTTCATACCCTAAACATTGACACCAGGTTTTTAACATGTTAAGTAATAAGTGAGTCAATCGGGATGGCTCACTTATCAAGCCCTTAGAGACTAGGATTTCCTCCCCTCCTAGTCTCTTTTTTTTGTTCCATCATAAACGGTCATGAGACGCAAGACGCAAGACAACTGAACCATGGTCAATTGACCATCGGTCATAATACGCAAGACGCAAGATAATAGTTAACATGTTAAAGGCCTGGCTTTAGAATTTAGTTAACATGTTAAGGGGCCAAGCACAACTTTCAAAATTTCTTTCATGTCTTTTGTTTTTAATTTACAATCGACAAGCAACCCTTTTTCAGAGATTTCAATAGCTTGACCACCCTCAAACAAAAATAGATCGGAGGTCAAGAGGTGCTTTACCAAGAAAAAAGACAACCCTTTTGCATTGAATAACGACATATTCCAAGCAATTTGTGAGGTTTGTAGCAATATCTTGTTGTTTTTTGTTGTTTTTAACTCAACAAATACAGATCTACCATTGTGGCATAAAAATGTGTCACACATGCCATTAGAAACTCTGTTTTCAATCCTTTGATAATGAGTTTTTGGAGGTAGATTTTTCTTCAATTGCAACCAAAGATTTTTCTCTGTCATCTTCTACTTTCTTAAATTGACCCTCTACAAAAGCATGAGGATGCTCTTTTCTAATTTGTTCAAGTCTTGCAACGATTTCTTCTCTACTTAATTTATCAAGTTGATGGATATGATTTTGTTCACGTCTATCAGTAATTAATCCACCTAGTGCAGATCTTCTTACTTCTGCATTTATGGATGCAGAAAACTGTCCTTGTTCTTCTGCTTTGTGAGATAGTTCAGATAATCTTTTTAATTGTCCTATCAAAGTCACTCCATATCTTCTTTCTCTTTCATCTCGAAGTTCTTTGATATATTCAGTAACTAAAGGAAAGTCTTTTCCATTTAATAATTTAGATGCATGATATCTAGCACTATCTTCAGAGTATCCACTTTTAACTGCACATTGTTTTGCAGAATAAATACCCTCGACATAGTGTTTTGCGAATTCTTTTTGTCTTGCAGTAAGTTTGTTAGCCATAAAGCTAATATAAGGGATTTTTACAACCAAATCAATTTTGAAAAAATAAAATCTCGCACATGTGCTTGTGTTATTTCAAGTGTAATAAATGTAACAATTTGTAATAAAAATAAAACAATAAGTCATTGATTTTATTGCATTGTTACAATTGTTACATTTATACACCTATATTCAAAAATATTTTTAAATTTATTTTCGTTGTGAAAAACCCTTATATAAGTAATTTAATTGTCATTAATTGCAATTAATTGTTTGACTTTTAATATATGTTCATGGTAGGGTTTTTAAGAGTTAATTTTTTTATGGAGGATAAAATGAAGACATTAAGAAAACTAAACAAAGATGAGATTACATTATTAAAGTTATTAACTGATGCTTATTTATTTGCAAATCTTTCAGACTGTGAAGATTGTAAATGGAATGAGGGAAATCATTCTAATTTAAATTATGTAACTGTAGATCATATAAATGGGTTAGATGCTAGTCTTTGTTCAACAGTATGTAATCCAATCGAGAAAGCCATTGTTAATATAATTGGTAGAGATCTTTATGAAGAGTGGACATCGTTCAGTACTTTGATTGTCGATGATCTAGTAAAACTTATAGATGAAAAACTAGAGAGACAAAAAGATGCAATGGCTCTTGATTGTGCTTTAACTTATTTGGAAAGAGAGGAGGGATAAAAATGAATATTTATTTAACTAAAGAACAACAAAAAGTTTTGAAAGCAATTCTAAAACAAGAGCAAACTTCCCAAACATCTACATGGGAAGTTAATGGCAAAAGAGAATTCAAACACGTTGATATTATTCTAATGAAATTAAATGGAGGTAAATAATGTACGTTTTATTTTGTTACGGAGTTTATGGCTATTACGAAACTTATGAAGAGGCTCTTGCCATGTATAAAGTCCTAGAGAAAAAAGGATACAAAGACGTTTTATCAATTGAAAAAATGGAGGATTAAATGGACAGTTTTAAGGCATTAACAAAACTTTATAATAGATGGTTACAAAGAAACAAACTTAACCCTCTGATTAGTGCAGATGATCTTTGGCATGATCACGTCAATGGTCAATTGACAATGCACTTTCGAGGAGTGGAAAAGAAATATTCATTAACTAACAATCAAGTTGATTGGTTAAGAAAGTTCATGGAGATTTGGTTTAGATCTGAAGAGCATGAGTTTAATAAGAATAAAACTGAACAAGATAAAATTGGAGAATTGTGGAATGAGTATCTTTATAGAGACAAGAGATCATTCAATGAATATTTTTCTGAAGAGTTTGGTTTTACTTGTGACGAGGATATTACCTACAATCAAATGAAAGTTTTATGTGAAAGATTAATAGGGAGGAAACAATGATCAATGGTCAATTGGCAATGCTTAAGGACAGTGGAGCAACACTACAATATGAATGTGAAGATTGTGTGGGACATGGATACATACCCATAAATAATGCAGAGTTAAGCACATGCGAAGAATGTGGTGGTCGAGGATGGACTGAGAATTTATCCTCGATACCTCAAGATATAATAATAACAATAGGGAGGAAGTAATGAAATTAATTACATTTAGATATGGAAGAAGAACAGAAGAGGGATGGGCAGAATTTTCAAAGTTATTTAATGAAATGGAAGATGTAATTAAAATAGATGTTTTAAATGATGCACTTCACGATTTAGAAATAGAAAAACAAATAATAATGAAAAGATTATACGGAGGAATAAAATGAACGGAATTTTAAATATACCATACTTAATTGATGAATCACATGGTTGGGGAATAGTGACTAGGCAAGACATTCGCAAAGCACGATTACATCCCAATGATTTTCCAAATGCATATAGAACTAAAGGCGAAGAGATATTTGCTCTTGAGGAAGATTGTGAACTACCAAAACTACTTAACAAGTTAAATGAAAACAGAGTTATCTTTCAATTGAATGAACAATTCATTGACTACAAACATAAAGATAACCCTAGAAATTGGAAATAAAATCCAGGCCTTTAACATGTTAACTAAAAAGACTTGTGATTAATTGTAATATAATATTTAATAATAAAAAACTAAGGAGATAAAAAATGAATAGAATAAAAGATTTAGTTATTGATGTAGAAAGCCACTTAGGTTTTCTGCTCAATGATGAGGGATTGACGAATGATCAAGCATTGACAGTGATCGAGCAAGAAGAATTCATTGTCGGTGGTCAAAAGTTTAGTGGCAGATTTGTTCGTCAATGTGCAGAGCAGATCCTTAACGATTGGACAGTTGAGGATTCATATTACAAACCTTTTCTAGAACTTATCGGAGGACAAAATGAAAATAGATAAACTAGAATTAAAAAATATCTCTTACTATGCAAGAGGTTCAGAAGAAACTCCATGCTATAATGCGACTGTATATATCAATGGAAAGAAAGCCATTGAGGTATCCAACGATGGACATGGTGGATGTGATAGGCAACATACCTATCCTCAATCTGAATTCAATGTAAGAGAGATTGATAGATGGTGTGTTGAAAAGTTTGGTCAAGAAACTTGGGAACATGATGGCAAGACTTATTCTATTGATCTAGGCTTGGAGCATTATTGCCATGACGAATTATACAAACACCTTGATACTAAAGCATTAAAGAAAGAACTAAAAAAGAACTATGTTTGTGTTGAGAAAGACAAAGTAAAAGATGAAGAGTTCTTGGTCACATGGAAAAGAAAAGGCGATCATATGGATAATTATTTCAAAAACTTTTTGAAGACTGATTATCCTCACATGGTGGATAAGTGTTTAAACTTTTTACCATTCGATCAAGCATTAAAATTATTTAAGGAGTACACATAATGGATAAAGTTACAGAAGAACAAGTAGAGTTTTGGTTAGGGTCAGATATGACTAAAAACGAGATGATAGAATATTTTATGGATATAGCAAATGGAGCTTATAAAGTGGATATATTTAAACAAGATATTATAGAAACATGGGAGTATAACAATGGGTAGATATTATCATGGAGACATTGAGGGCAAGTTTTGGTTTGGAGTTCAATCAAGTACTGATGCCGAGTTTTTCGGAGTAGAGGGATTTACAAACTATCTTCACTACTACTTCGATGAAGATAACAAGAAAGACATTGTTAAAGGTATGCTTGAGTGTGACAGAAAATTAGGCAAGTATAAAAAACTCTTGGATGAATTCTTTGATAGTCGAGAGAGTTACAATAATCAAACACTTGCAGAGTTTTTGAATGAGAAAGAAAAACCTCATAATCATTCTGAAGATGAAGTTAGATATTATTTAGAATGGTATGCAAGACTGAATCTTGGGAAGAAGATTTATAACTGCATAATTGACAATGGTCAATGTAGTTTTGAGGCAGAACTATGATTAATCATCTTGATTTATGTAGTGGCATCGGTGGGTTTGCTCTTGGATTTAAATGGGCAAACCTATCCAAACCCATAGCATTTTGTGACTTTGATAAACCATGTCAGAAAGTGTTAGCAAAAAATTTTCCAAACGTACCAATATTTAATGATGTAAAGGAGTTAGCAAGTGACCCAAGAAAATTTATTCGACAACCAATCGGAATCCTTAGTGGAGGATATCCATGTCAACCATTCTCAACAAGTGGCAAAAGGCTCGGAACGGAAGACCCTAGACACATCTTTCCGTACATCCATGAAATTGTTAAACAAGTTAGACCCTCTTATTGTGTTTTCGAAAACGTATATGGGCACGTCTCCATGGGACTTGACGAGGCACTCTTTGCAATGGAAAGCCTTAACTACCAAACGAGGACATTTGTTGTTTCGGCTTCAAGTATCGGAGCGAGGCACAGACGAGACAGAGTGTGGATCATCTGTAAAAACTTGGGCGACTCCTACTACCATGGACTCTCTACCTCCGAGATCGGCAGAGGCAACGAAGAGATTGCAAGAGGGAGCGAGGAAAGGTCGGAAGAGACCAAGCAATTTGAGGGAGCAAGTAGATCCCAAGACAATGGAGATGTATCCTACTCCAACGACCAAGGGCTTCGGTCATGCATCGGAGGGACA